ACTGGTTGAACCAAATCCCCCAGAGCCTCGGTCATCTGGCGGAGCTGGAAGTTCATCCGTCAAAACAATATTAGTCCAAGGCAAAAAGTTGTGCTGGCAAATTTGAAAAAGGCGAGTACCGGAATCATATCGGATAGTTGTTTCCTCTTCGGGATTCATATTATCCGCCATCGCCTTAACTTCGCCACGGTATCCTGCGTCAATCAGCCCGATGGAGTTACAGAGACGAAACGGTGTCTTATAGATGGAAGAGCGAGGAAGAAGAAGGCACGGTTTGCTATTGCTCGCAGCCACACTGATGCCTAGTGAAAAACAGTGAACCTTCTCACTCAAATCGATGTTTTTAGCAAGTAAAGGAATATCAAATCCAGAGTCAGTAAAACGATGATTCTGGATTTGCTTTTCAATCATACTGCGTAGCTCGGGGTTCTCGGCACGGATGTATAGCGTCATGTTATTATATATACGCGCGCTCAGTTTATATGCTTTAGGCAAACTGGAAGATATTTATCAGAACCTCCAACATCTACTTGCGGTCCGCTATTATCATTTTTACGCGTGAACGGTGCAAGTGTTCCATCTTTACAAATCATACAGTATGCATGAAGTTTTGTGAGATGTGTTGCGAATGGAATGCAGTTCAAAATTTCACCGAATGATTCTTGTCTTGCGTCTCCGTCCAGTCCAACAATGAGAATATCCCGTCTGTGAGATTTAAGAATAAAGATTACAAAATCCCGAAGTCCCTTGAAGAACTGTGCTTCTTCAATAACAATACAATCATTTTTTGTAATTGTCTCCAGAGGATTCAGGTTCCGTTCTACATCCCACACCATGCATGGTGTTTGTTCACGATCATGCGTTACCATAACATTGTCATGTGAATAACGACGGTCGATGTTAGGTTTAACTACAATAACTTTCTTACCGATGGCTTTCTTGCGACGAACATAAGACACAGCATGACTAGACTTGCCAGAAAACATGGGACCGAGAACAATTTCTAAAGACATTTTAAGATATCTATGACTCATTATTCAGAATTCGTTTTAGATTACCAGTTTGGTATGGTCCGAATGGCTCGGTTTAGATTTTCATGAAAATCAGTATATAGTTTTGCAGTTTCATAGTTCTTATTTATCACGTCTGTGTAGTTAGAATAATATGAATCGTTTAACACCGCTAATTTAGATTTTAGATTATCAACATCAGTAAAAATAATCCAACCGGTCGTATCGAAATACTCTGAAATACTTGGACATCACCAATAAATAGGTATTGTCTTTGTAATCAAACAGTCTATGAGTTTTTCAGTAAACCATGTATTCTGTGATACGTTTTCTATGACTATTGAAAACTGAAACTCCTTAAATAAACTCATCTTATCACCATTAGGCAACGGTACATTATTGGATATATTTAGCAGTGGTGTTCCATGAGTACTTATGTAAATTGTTAATGGAAAATGATGTAACTCTTTTTGTCTCATATATAACTCGTGCCGCATATTATGTCCGGGTGCGAATGATTTACTCCCGACTAAAGAAGATATTTGAAACTTTTTTAATGATATATCTATGTTGTCATAATCTTTATGTGGTATCCAACAGGTGGCAAATACATATTTTACTGCATTAGGGCACCTAGACAATACTACATCATCATATGTAATAATATGCGTATAAAATCGCCAGTTTTGTAGAAGGAAAGATCTGGAAGCAGTAACTACGTCCGGTTCAACTTGCAAATATATAAGTTTCGACAAAGGTCTTAAAATCGGTAAAGATGGGTGATCTGCATTTATAAATATATTTCCTTCTGGTTGAATCAGCCTATCAACATGTATCCAATCTTGATATTTGTTTAGAACTATTTTGCTGTGCTGCATTATATGTATTAAATAAGTATTCTTAAAATAGCAGGGTATTAAACGGACCTTTCAGAGTCCGCTTTGTTTACGAAGATACTACATATATACGATATTTCTTCATCAGTTAAATCAGGATGGTTTGGCATATAGAATCCACATTCATGTAAATAATCGGCGTTTGGAGTATTCGTAGATACATAATCCTTGTAATATGGTTGTTTATTCATACTTCCTGCGACCAAAGGTCTAATTTCAATACCAGCATCTATACATTTCTGTACATAAAGATTGCGAGTTTTTACATCTTTACATATAACAGGAATCGCAAATGCGGGGACTTCCATGTTAGGAGTATGTAGACCTGGAACCTTTGTAATATATTTTCGTATTGTTTTAAATGTATTCATTCGCTTTTCATTCGATTCATCAATATAGTTTAGCTGTTTTAATCCGATAAATCCTTGTATTTCTGTTGGTCTAACATTGTATCCAAGTGTATAAAACGTATAAGGTCCATGAAAATCATCTATATTCCAAAGTGTACGTAGCGATTGTCTCTGACTTTCAGTTATATTACGATCCCATCCATGTGCCCTGACCATTCTCAACATACAATCAAGTTTTTCGTCATCTGTTGAGATCAACCCACCTTCTATTGTAGACATATGGTGTCCAACAAAAGTTGAAAAGGTAGATGCAATGCCGTAGTTTCCGAGTTTTTTGTAATATTCACATCGACTACCAAGAGATTCACATGTGTCTTCTATTAATAGAATATTGTTCTTTTTACAGAAATCTACGATTCTAGAAATATCTCCGTGAAACCCAAGAAGATGTGTAATAAATAGTGCATCTATATTCTTGGGTAAATATTCAGACATGACATTCATGTTCATACGGGATACTTCTACCAGTACCGGAACACATCCAAGCTGTATGATGGGCATAACGTTCGTAGCCCATGTAACTGCAGATACTCCAATTCTAGCTCCAGGTTTAATGTATCCCAAATTTAACAATGATTGTATCAATACGAGATTTGCGGAACTTCCACTATTAACCATAACAGAATGTTTGCTCCCTTGCCACTTTGAAAACTCAGATTCGAACTTAGATACATTTTCACCCATGCTGAACTTGTCGGTATTCATTATGAACTCGCATAACTCCTTCTTGGTTTGAAGCTCATTCAGAAACGTAGATCGCATCAGTGGTATTCTGATACCCATTTTATTATCCATTATATTTGTTTATGGTATTTCTAACTAAATCTACGTAAAAATGGAACTATAAGTCGTCTTTGAATCGGCTCTAATGGTGGGGTATTTAGAACAATCCCCATAACTGGTCTATAATCTACAATCTTATTTTCAATATCGCTAAATCCTTCCAGTTGATATATTAATGGAGGTTGAACAATGAACCAGTTATCTGTTTTCTGTAATCGTTTCCAGTACATATCGAGTGCAAACGATTCATGCTTATGTTCTATTAATAACTGTTCTAAACCTTCTTCGAAGTTAGATAATAATGTTCGCATATAACGTTTATTAACTAAATACCCAGTGGTCGTCTGTGCAGAGTTAACTTTGTAAGTTTCCGAGTTATACGATGGAAAACTTCCTCCCAACATAATAACGTCATATGGATTAGATGCCAGTTTTTTTAGTGTTGGATACCCTTGTTCAAAATCATTCCACTCTGCATCATCTTCTAGTATGAGTATATTTTCATAGTTATTCTCGATCGCATTTTTTAATACGTTAATATGACTCATGACACATCCTAATAAGCCTTTATCATTTTTAATAGCTGAAAAACGGCTTACTTTGTTTCCGAACGTACGTGTCATCTTCTTCATATGATCGTTCCTATCTGTTCGATGGTCTAAGTTAATGTATACTACTTTATCTATAAAATCCCACTTGCGTTCTATATTTAATACCTTTAAACAGTTCGATAACACATGGTCAGTATCGCTTTGAGACGGAATTTGATATAATAATGCAGGAGAGATAGCGAACCATCTATGCCTTTCCTGTAATATATTCCAATATCTATCTATTGAATTTGTATCCTGGTCGCCGGTCACCATAAAACTGTGTAAAGCTTCTCTTAAGGTAAAAACTAACATTTTTAAATAAGTAGAGTTAACAATATATCCTGTTGCACTGATGGTATTGCTCACTCTGTTTGTCGTTGGATTAAATTTAAGTTTTGTATTTTCTACATCCGCGTAGTTCCATCCTAACATAATAACATCATATGGATTCGATATTAGTTCTCTTAGTGTTTGATATCCTTCTTCAAAGTTATTCCACTGTGCATCGTCTTCTAATATTAGCACATTTTTCCACTTATTAGATTCGGCTAGTTGTAGTGCGGAAATATGGCTTCTTAAGCATCCCATATGGCCATTCGGGTTACTGATTGCGGAAAATCTAACTACTTTATCTCCGAATGTCTTTGTCATTCGTTTCATATGTTCATTTCTATCAGTTCGATGATCTAAGTTAATATAAACTACTTTATCTATAAAATCCCAGTCGGCTGGAATCGATTCTTTAGAATCTTCTAACTTATAATATATAGTGTTCATTATTTAAACTTTATATAAAAGTTTACTTACTTAAACGACTTCAAAAATCGAATAATATGGCGTTTAGTAAGACTAACTGTTTCCGGTGTAGATTGAACGTTCATTAACGGCCGATAATCTGCATATGTCTGACAAATATCACTGTAACTGGGAGCCTGGTAAATCAGGGGGGGCTGAACAATAAACCAGTTATCTTTCTGCTGTAAACGACTCCAATATGCATCCAAAGCATGATCGAAGAAGATACTATAATCTTTTGATAAATATGAGAGACCTTCTTCGAAGTTAGATAATAATGTCTGCATGTAATGTTTATTCACTAAGTATCCAGTGGTTGTTTTTGCAGAGTTAAGTTTATAAGTTTCCGAGTTGTATGATACAAAACTGCCCCCTAACATAATAACGTCGTAAGGTTTAGATGCCAGTTTTTTTAGAGTTTGATATCCGTCTTCAAAGTTATTCCATTCCATATCGTCTTCCAATACGAGTATATTCTCATAGTTATTCTGTATGGCATTCTTTAGTACTTCGATATGACTCATACAACAACCTATCAATCCATAATCTGTTTTGATAGCTGAAAAACGACTAACTTTATCTCCGAATATAGGTATTATCTGCTTCATGTGTTCATTTCTATCAGTTCGATGATCTAAGTTAATATAAACTACTTTGTCTACAAAATCCCATGGTTCAACATTTACAATAGTCGCTTGTGGAAAATAATAGTCATCTGCATACAGGGTTGCATCATTAAACCATTTGGAAGGTAGAACTAGAGTTCTATTAGGATTCAATATTGCACCCCACCAGGAGAATGTAGAGTTAGCACATATACCACCCTTGCAATGTCTCATAAGATTGAGTGTATCGATCTGGTCTTCTTCTATAAATATATGGTTTATTGATTGCAAAAATGTAAATGATTTCGCATGTACAATATCATTTGTAAAAATACAGAACTGTGTATCTTTTTCAAAACATTTAATCGCACTTTCATAATATATTGTTAAATCAATTCGATGGACATTATATCTTGGTTCTAGATAATCTCCTCCGCGGATATGAATGAATACCATGTTATGAATATTTGGGTATTTTGCTAAAATATCATCTGAAAAAGACAGCTTATTTATGAAAGATTCTGATATGTATTTATATGTTTGAAAATATCCGTATAATACAGTAGGTTCATTAGAAATATTCAAGACGTCTACAGGATTAAGATTATGCTCACTTATACTGTGGGAACATTGTACATCATTATTTACATCTGTCTTCCAGTTCTTCAAAACTGAGTCAAAATAGTTCAAGTTAATATGTCTATCAACTTCACGCTTGAACTGTAATACTATTTCTCGATTTGTATAATGTTGTTTTAAATATTCGAATAATGCCATATGATATAACTGATTTCCTAGTCCTCCTAATACATCGATTACGATCATTTATTAACTATAAGATTATATGATTGTAAATGACACACTACTCAAACACCATACGAGGAACAATATGCATCGCTTCAAGCTCCTGAGCCCACAACTTCACAGCGTACGGAATCGTCTTCTGCTCAAACTGGGTCTGTACCCCGCATGAACCGCAGTGATATATATTCTCTTTCGGGTTCATTACGGCAAGTGTCCCGCAACTCTTACAGAAGCCAGTAGTGAATGGATCACTAACGTCCATCAGTCGTTCCTTAGTGAACATCGAAATCCCATGTGAAATCATACAATCACGCTCCATCTCACCGACACGCAAACCACCATCTCTGCTACGTCCCTCACATGGCTGTCGAGTCAAGCTGACAATGGGCCCACGCGCGCGTGAGTTTCCAGTCCAAACAGGCAAACCATTTCGTCTGACATAGAACACATTACCGGGAACTTCTAGACAATATACCTTTCCGTTGAACGGAGTGAATGCTTCATACTGCCCATTCTGAGTTCTACAATGTGAGTGATTTACTGCAGGACGATTCTTGGACTGAATGAATGCCAGTAGCCACAGATCCTGAGTAGTTACTCCTGAATGATTGCCGATTGTATACGGAGTTCCAGCAGGCGTGTGAATACGTTTGTTTGCAGACCACCCAGCGTGAAGCGCTAGACGTTGAATATCATCTGCGAGGCGCGTCGATGAAGTAGAATATAGAAGCGATGAGTTAGCAGTGTGTCCGTCACTGAGAAGAAGACCTGAAATTAGAGTCTTTGATTGCTCTTTGTTCAGTTCCCATACCCAGTCTGGTAGGTACTTATTTGTAGCGCCAACGCTTAAATGGCGCATATAGTTTCGTAGCTGTCTGTTTGATATATCAAGTTTACAAGAATCCGGATAGAACTTGTATGAGATATTAAGTTTCGGTAGACATGTTTCGAGTGCAGTCTTAACCCGTAGTTTGTTGGCAGCGATGCTTACTTTTTGGTCTGTACACCATCCATCTCCAATCCAGATACCGAAGAATGTCAACCACGCGTCCATATCAATAACCACGGCTGAAGAGTCTTCGTATGCTGGCAGTGTAAACTGATATGGCAATACATCCCAGTCTCCATCCTTTTGATATTTAACATGCTTCCCAGCAATATCTCTCGCTTCGTAGAGACCATATCGCCATTCGCGTTGACGCGTGTAAGACTTTGCAACCCACATACGGTGATTTGGCGTTACCTTCAAACTAACCTGTTGAGATTCAATTTCATACATATCACCTTCATAATCATATTCGTATGTTCGGATTGGATTTGCATAGACAACTTTACCTTCTTGAAGAGTGGCAACCTTATCTTCCAGAGTTACATGATTAATCGCTTTCCAGCCATTTGTTGTTAGCACATCATGATCGTCAGTCAGACAATGCTTTTTGTCGGCGACCATGTGCTTCAATCGCTGGTAGAACGTAGGACCCATGAAGATTTCAGCAGCCATCATTTCACCCGTCTGGCCATTGTACAATATCTCGTTGCCATACGGATGCATACCCAAATCAATCAGGTGCTCACGCAAATCTTTCTGTGCTAGATGGGAATACGGTGTTCCATCACCAAGCGTTCCTTTCATCGAACAGACCTTACCAAACATACACTCCATCAACTGGGCAATCGTCATGCGTGATGGGACTGCGTGAGGATTCATGATCAGGTCGGGACGCATACCTGTTGCCGTATACGGCATGTCTTCCTCGTTCAACATGATACCACAAGTACCCTTCTGTCCGTGGCGAGAACTGAACTTATCGCCGATTTCTGGTACACGCTCGCTTACAACACGTACCTTGACGAACGGATACCCATCTGAGTTCTTATCCTGCCACACACCGTCCACACGACACGCCTCCGAGTTCTTGTGTGTTGTAGATGAATCGCGATACGCATAACCATTCGTATCCTGCTTTAAGTTCGTAACCTTTCCAATTACTACATCATTCTCCTGAATCATTGCGCCAACCGTGGGGAGCCCATTTTCTTGAATCGCATGATACGATGATGTTTTGAATCCACGTGTCGTTGCCCGCTGAGGCTTCATGAACTTCTCCTCCTTACCAGACGTTACATTGCGATGTTCTTCATCCTTGTACATCGTATAATACAGAGTTCTGAATAGTCCGCGATTCACAGCAGACTTATTGAGAATCACGGAATCCTCCTGATTGTACCCACCATAAATCCCAATCGCGACAATCGCATTCATACCCGATGGCATTTCGTGCGCTTTTAGTACATTCATGGTACGAGTCTCGACAAACGGACGCGCTGGCTGGCAGAAGATGTAGCCGTTCTTATCGAGACGTTTTGCGTAGTTCCGAGCAAATATACCAACTGCCTGCTTACCCATTGCAGACTGGTAAGTATTACGAGGGGACTGATTGTGATCGGACATCGGAATCGTCGATGCCATGTGCCCAAGAATCATTGTAGGATGAACTTCACAGTGTGTATGATGTTTTGTGATTTCAGAAGGAACCATCGCGACACGAACTGTGTCTGACTCGGACGGGTCAATGAACTCCATCGAACTCTTGACCCAATCGTTCCAAATATCTGATGTAGGACCTGTCATAATCTTCTCGTTTTCAATACGGAAGAGTGGACGCACAAATCGCCCACCATCTGATTCAATCGTAATGATATTTTGCAAGATGTTCCACGCTACACCAGTATGAGGATGTAGACGGAATGTATGCTTTGCTGATTTCAAGTGTCTGTGGACAGAAACCGGATCGGTTGTGTACGCAACAACCACTCCGTTCACAACGATAGATGTTCCAGTGTACATCCTTGGCTGAGTAATCCAATTAACACTGTCCACCCCATCCAGTACCTTCAAGGCAACAGAAGATGGTGTGTGTTGCGTAATAGATGTCAGCATCGACAATGCTTTGACGATACCAACCGAATGACCCTCTGGAGTTTCTACAGGGCACACGTATCCCCAAGAAGTACCGTGTAGCTTACGAGGAGCAAGTAGCTTCCCCGATTTTTCAACTGGAGTTTGAATGCGTCTCAAATGGCTGACAGTAGCAAGATATGATAGCCGATTGAGTACTTGCGATACACCAACCTTTGTTGCGTTTGAAAGAGACGCAGAACTCGAAGTTCCGAGACCTTGAACTGTAAAGTTACCAGTTGCAAGTGCCTGTTTTAATTTGCCTTCGATTGTTGAAACCTTCAGGATTTTGTATAGATTATTCACGTTGAGAACATCGAGTGGGTTTGGTGTTTCTGCCTTCTTCCATGTATCGTTGTTAACTTCGTGAACGAACTTGCCACGAATGTCCTTGCATACCTTCTGGAACAACTGGCGGAACAGATGAGTGAGCAAAGAACCAGTGGTTACGATACGCTTATTTGGATATGCGTCTCTGTCATCGATAGGAATACGACCTTGCTCTGTTAGAATCAGTCGGCGTACCATTGCAGCCGTCATGATTAGCTTACGTGCCTCCAAAATCTTTGGCGAACTTTTGTCGCCGCCGAACCGAACATGTGGCAAGTACTCGGTCTCGAGTAGGGTTCGCACGTACGCACACTTGTCTTCATGCGTCGTGGTATACTGGAGGTGATTTGATAGATAGCGAACTGCGTCTTCGCGTGTATAAACTTGAATATCACAGCACTCCTTGAACGAAGCAATCAGGCATTCTGCTGTAGACATATCATTTCCCCAAATCAATCTCGCAATCTCTTCGTCCACTTCCAGGCCGAGAGCACGAAAGAATACCATCATCGGGATGTCTTCGCGGAACCGAGGAACACACATCATCAATGGGTATCCAAGTCCGTTGAATTTAGAACTGATGCGAATCTCTAGTTTCTTGGGAGGCGTTGTGAACGACTCGTGAAGAGATTTGGTCTCAACGGAGTACGTATACTTTGAGGCTGTCTTCTTGTTGAAGAAGACCATGATGCGATTATCAGCTACCTTCTCTTGGCATAGGATTGTACGCTCAGAGCCGTGAATGATGAAATAACCCATCGGATCATTCGGGCATTCACCCATATCTTCCTTCGTCAATGGGAAGTCTCCGAGAATACACAGCGAAGAGCCGAGCATGACGGGAATCTTACCAAGGGATACGCCTGAGAATACACGAACCGCTTCGTCAAACTCGGTCAGATTCTCACCCTTATACGTGCGAGTCGTAAAGCGAACGTCACAAAACATCTGAGCAGCATACGTGAAGTTGCGAATACGAGCCTCCTGTGGAAACATAGGCTTCACGCGACCAGTTGCCTCCTGAATGCGAGGTTTCATGTACGTAATGTTCTCGAACACCAGACGTAGTTCATATTTGTACTTTTTGGTCTTCTCATCCTGTTCGTGCCACACAACAATGGGAGCAGTCGAGGATACGATAAGGGGAATCTTATTGCGAATAAAATCCTCAAACGACTCGATTTGATGCTCTACCAGACGGGACACGCCCTGGGTACCGAAATACGACTCAATCGCTTTCCACTCCATCGTAAATATGTTGATGCTAACTCGGCGTAAATCTTTCTTGATTCGTTTTCAAAGAGATGTCCGAGAAAATGGTAATAACAAAAATCGGCGGAGAGGAAAAACAAATAGATACCAAGCCAATCCCAGTAGCAGGTAAACGAAAGACTATGCGAACGTACCCTCGTGGAGTTCTGAAGGTCAAGGGTGTAAAGGACCCGTCAAAGTCTCCACCTTTAAAGAAAACAGCAAAGCGTCACACGATTCAAATAATGACAGACGTCGGAGCAAAGAATCATCGTAAAACCATTCGCAAGAAATTAATGAAAATGGGTAATGAAAAGGTAAGAGGAATAGCCGAGAAGCATGGCTTATTAAAGGGGAAGGGAACTCCTCCGTCCTTAGTGCGCGATATGGTTGAAGGCGGAGCTATTGCAGGATTCATTTCCCTTGAATAAATAATGACGGCTCTATGGGGTCCTTTGGGGTGGATGACGCTCCACTCTATATCTTTATTGTATCCGGAAGTTCCGTCAAATGCGGATAAGCAAATTTTGAAACGATTTATGGCATTATTTCGGGATACTATTTCATGTCCTTCATGCCACAGTCATTTCAAGATCATTTTTGAAAATTATGCCAGAACACATCCCGACTGGGCAGATAGTCGGTTTAATTTTTTCCTTTTTATTGCTATAGCGCACAACACGGTAAATAAGCGTCTGAACAAACCTAAACCAGATTCGGTACAGGCATGTTTAGATATGTTTGCGAATAACACGAAAGTTACTCCTGCATATGTTTATCGTCAAAAATACATGGAATATTTGGCTCGAAATTGGGGTCGTGAACTTTCCGGTGAAGGAATGATGCGTATATCTGAAGTTCGAGAGCTTCGCAAGATCATGAATGAATATTGGAACATTAAAACTGACGAATCAACTGCGACGTTTGATAAATCTGCAAGTGTACTTGATTTGATCGATGAAACTCCAGAGTTCAGGTCTATTTTGACTCCAGCAGGTTCTTTAGCTAAAGTTTCATCTCATTCTATGAACATCGGATTTCGAGGGGGGCGATTTCGGATTCGTCAGTAGCCGGATTCCATGGTAGCGAAATACGAGGTTCCATTTCCCAATCATGTCGCTTCATCCAGGGATTCCTAGTTTCCGTATAAATTTCGTCTGGGAATCGAACAAGCTTTTTAGCGATACGCAGGGATTTTGCTGGGAGAATGAACTGTAGCTGATTCGTAACCGTAAAGTTCCGAGATTTATGTGGGGAAGCTGGAGTTTCTCCAAAGTCCATAATGTGTTTCAACAGTGGTGCGTCGGGATATGGATATACCCAGTCCCAATCAAGTACTTCATTAGTGCGAAAATAATGAAGTGTCCAATGAAATGTTGTCCAGAATGCTCGAACAACTGGTTTGACATCCTGAATACCATCTAATACATGTAGCTTATACATTCGTTCAAACTGGCTTCCGTCTCTTCCCCACATTGCCTTTTCTTCCGGACGCCTACGCAAACTAATCCGTTCTTTGAGTGTTTTCATTTCAGACCGTTCGGCAAAATCAAGAAATACATCCCTACCTTCAAATGTCAGCAAATCTGGATTTCCTGCTTTTTCGTAGACTTCAAGAGCTCGTTCGTATCCGCCTTCTCTCAGCGAGAACATTCCAAGATTAGGCATGAAATCATTTCCGAAACAGAGAATACTCAACGCAATGTATTGGTCAACTGGAAGAGGAAGTTCCTTAGATAAAGATTGAATCAAAAGCGTTGAAAACTCTGCCGTTTCGAGAGTAGGATCGTTGAACTCCCCGCTTTCTCTCAATAGAGTCATAGTTTGAGAAACACTCATATGTTGAAGGCAAATCAGAATCAGGTCAGCATCAAGCCCATAAATACTTACAGTTCTGCGCTCACCTTCTGGTAGTTTTCGAATCATATGAAATAGTTTATGTTCACCTTCGCCTTCCTCAAGCGTCCCACTCATAGAGGCATACGGAAATCGGGCTACTAGGGCCTTTTCCAGCTCTTTCATGTATGGAGTACCTGGTGAAATCTGATTTCTATCGAAGATGGTAGATGGATTTTCTGGAGTCCGCATACGACGATAGCGTTGTTGCACAATCTTTGCGTAAGGAACAACGCCATCCATAGCAATCAACAAATGCTTTGGACGACATACTTCATTCACGATGTGCTCAAATGCATCTACTACCGACTGAACTGGGTTTTCTTCTTTCAAATAACGATGAATCAAACAGTTAAAATCTACACCGAGTACATCCACGTCTAATCTTTGCTTTACAGGCCTCGTGATTCCACGATGGGACTTGATTAGTGAAGCAAACAAAAACGGGATACCCATGCTATATGTTGTACGCGTAGTGAATGAAAACTCTTACTTAAATAAAATGTGGCTCTGGATTGTCTTAGCGATTATTGCTGTTGTGCTGTATGTTGCTTCAAACTATTCCAAGGTCAAGGTAGCAAAGAAGAGCTGCTCGACTTGTCCTAATGCAAAAACGAAGTAGTCTACTTAAGATAAAAATGGACCTTGTCAGCTCGGTTATCTCTGTCATCCTATTTGCTGTTTTTGTTCCAGGTGTGGTATTCAAGCTCCCGTCGGGTGGTAGTCGCGCGACCGTTCTGCTGACGCACGCAGTATTATTCGCGGTTGCTACTGGCGCCGTCATGACGCTATATTGGGCTGGTCGTGAACATTTCGGCAACTTCGGACCCACGTGCCCAAATGGATACCGCATGACTGAAAATGAAGGATGCGTTGCGGTCGGACAGGCGACGTATGCTCCCGGTTCCCCCAATGAAAAAACTGCGTAAGAAAGTAAATGTGGGTAAATCTACTTCTAAAAGCTGTTCTGTTTATGCTTCTGGTTCCCGGAACGCACTTCAATATCCCGCCAGGAGGAAAGTTGATTGAAAAAGCAGTCATACATGGTATTGTTTTTGCGATTGCGAACTATCTGGTTTATATGTACGTTCGTCCTCTGCTAGAGGGATTTGATAATCCCGATACGCGCAAGGACACTCCATGCCCTCCTGGTTCAGTCAAGTGCGCATCGGGCGATTGCCGTCTGAAGGGAGATGTTCACAGTCCCTGCACTTAAAAACAACCTTTTTGGATTATAATGGGAGTCATTGATATTCTTGTATGGGTTGCTGTCATAGCAACCTTCGTATATCTATTTCAAAATCGGATCCGAGAGCACTTCAACTGGTCAGTAGGAAAATATGAGATTATAGATTTCAACATGAAAGGACTGCGATTAGGTGGGCAGGAGATAGGTTCTCTGACACCATTTACATGTCCCCCTGATAAACCTGACCTCGATGGCGGCCTATGTTATGTAAAATGTAGGTCGGGGTATCATGGCGTAGGTCCGGTGTGTTGGATAGATACACACAATCGAGGAGCCGGAACACCAGTAGGACTAGAACCATGTCCTTCTGGTTGGAACAATGACGGGTTAGTATGTCGAGAACCTATGCGCTGGGAAAGCAGATGTGTTAACTGGGGATTCGGAAACTGGAGTGGATGTGCTCGCGGGGGCTCATTGCGTGGACGATTAAATAATGGCGGAGTGTGTCCAAATACTGACCCAGGAGGTCCGAAGGAGAACACCGAGCGAGTCGATGGATTATGCTACAAGAAATGTCCAGCAGATAAGCCGGAATACATCAAAGGCATGCCTTATCTATGTGCCAAAATGGACCGTATAGATTCCTATGGTCGCGGAGTAGGAAAGGTTCCGTCTCTATTCCGCGCCCTAGGAAAATATCCAATCCTGTAAAAATCTCTTTATAAGAAGTATAAAAGATGTACGCCAAGCTCGTCGTTCTCGCCGCGCTATTTATCGCACTCACCCCTGGTGTGCTCGTGTCTCTCCCCCCGGGCTCGTCGCTACTGACGCAGGCCGCCGTCCACTCGCTGGTGTTCGTTGTCGCCTGGACGCTAGTTTGGAAGTCTGGTCTCCTTTCTAAGCGCCGTTAGACGCTTTGAATAAACTCCCAGCGTAAATAATCACAAATCTTCTTCCAAATTTCATCGTGAGCAATCAAGCGGTCTCGTGATTTCAGAAGAGGAAAATATACCTTATACTCATCGAGTTCTAGCAACTCAAAGAACTTGTATAAAATGTAGGAATACGACAAAAAGTTCGTTCTTTCGTCTGGACAGTACAGTAAGAACGGTGCTTGAATTTCCTGAAACATCGCACGTATCTTTTCTTCAATTTCGGGTGTAATGGTTGGTGGTGGGTTCCCGTTTAATCTTGAAAGAATATGGGTTGCGTGTTCGTAGTATTTTGAACGATTAAGCTTCTTCAATATTTCTCGCATATCCTTTTCAGTCATATCTGCAATATTTTGAATCCGTCTTTTCTTGATTTCACAAATAACTTCGTGCATAACTTCATCTGGAATAATCGTAGACTCTTTTGCTTGAAACTGATTCAAAATCTCATTTAGGTGATTAATCTTTTTATAGGCATAGTTATTTCGCTCCTTTGGAGGATCGCGAAATGACGGAAAATCAGATACAACCAGCATGTATTCTTCAGAACCACAAATAGGACAAATCAATATCCCTTCAGAACCAATCTCTTCCCGTGATACATTACATCTATCGCAGTGCTCAGATGTGTCGTGAGTCGTAGATTCGGTTGACGTATTTGTATTAAACTTCATGCGACTAGCATACTGCTCAAAAAGCTCCTTCTTAGACGTTCCAACTGAATCTGTACTTGTAGACGATGTCAAATACTTTAAGATCGTATTCTGATTTGTTGAGTTACATGCACCGAGCTGTGTCTTTTCCGCTGTTCCGTAATATTTTAACATGATATCTGCATTTTTCAAATAATAGGATTCAACAGGATTATGTTCATCGAGTGTCTTGTGGATTTGATTTATTTCCGACTGAAGTTTGCTAGTTTGTAAAATAGCATCTATTGTAAAAATATTTTCAATGCTACTCAGTTCCTGCTCTAACTCAATGAGCCGACTATTTAATACATCGGAATCTGTATCTCTTAATCCGGATACAACGTTTTGATGTATAGAATCTAACGTACCTGAAACTATATCATTTGTCTTTGTACGAGATGACGTGTCCCGAATCTTTTTCGTTCGGAACACGTTTTCCATTTATTCATTGTTGTTATGTCCTCTGAAAGCTTCATGTAGTAGATGCTTGCTGTACTTGTTTGCGATATGCAGGATTAGTCAACGCACAAGGTCTCTGTGTCAAAATACTTTTTACGACTTCGTTATAGTCGTATCTCAATTTCTTACATGCAAACATCAGAGCTAAAAATCCACTTCGGTTTATTCCACACTGACAGTGAATATAAATAGTTTCTGAATCCGACTCTGCCAGGAACTTTTGCATACATGCTTCGAATCGAGGATACCATGATAAAATATTTGCTTCAATATTGTCTACGGCTTCGAGAGATAAATATCGTTTTGGGTACATCTCTCGAAACCATTTTGGAGAATCTTCGTCATACGCACAGTTGATTACGTGAGTAATATTGTGTTTTTTAACAAAATCTTTAGTTAAGGCACCGCCTGATCCAAACAGAATACGAGGGTGAATATACGCGGGACCATCATGCTCCCATCCCTTCGAACGGCGTCTGTATGAAGATAGGTCGTCCATCTTACCTAAACGATACCCGCCCTGTGAAAAGCGCATGTTGTATTTGACAGAGAAAAACGGATTACACATTGGGACAATAAAAAGTAGTATACATATCATGGATTATAAGTGCGTTCATAACACGGAGTATCACGTGGCTAGGATTACTAGGAGGAGGAAGGTTATCGCAGAGGCTAGGAACCGCATCGGAACACGTAGTCGTGGTTCTGGATGGGATGACCAAAGCTTGCATGCGGAACGTGCAGTTGTGAAACGTCTCGGAGATATTTCACAACTGAATGGTTGTACGCTGGAAGTTATCCGTATCAGCAAACATGGCAATATCAAAAACTCCGAACCTTGCTACAACTGCAAAATGTTTCTACATAAATGTATGAAGGAGTATGGGCTTCGAAAGGTTATCTATTCGTCCGACAATGAAGATGAAGATGCGCGCACTACTATCTCTATTTAGAATTATATTCGAAAAATGGATTTAATACGAGTTATTCAATCCTCGGGACGAAAGAGCACATTCTACAAGATGTCTGATGGATACCTGTATTGCTTTTCGCATCCGTTAAGGCCGGGTGTTGTTAAGGTTGGTATGACCGATAGGTCTCCTGAAATAAGACTAAAAGAAGCAAATTCCAGTACCTGGACGACTCCTGAATTCAAGATTGAGTTTGCAAAGAAAGTACATAACGCATCTGAAAAAGAAAAAGAAATCCACGATATTCTAGAGGAAGAACGCGTTCATCCTCGCAGAGAATTCTTTCGTATTTCGCCGGAGAAACTTCGAAAATTCTTTAACCTTATGGATGGGGAAATGTGGGGTGAAATCGGTATAGAGGAAGACCATATGGAATTCGATACCTCTTCAGAATCAGCCTCACGAGTTAAACACACTCGTGATATGACCAAGTGCTTTGTAGATGGGCGACGGATTCGCCATAAGATCAATACCGACAATATATGGATTGGCACTTACGATTATTCGAAGAACAGAATCGTGCATGAAGGAACGTTATATACCTCTTTGAGTGCTTTTGCAGTGGCTCATCATAAGGCTAACCCCGGCAACCGCAAGACAAATGCAGCAAACGGTTGGAAAGAATGTGAATACGAAGTGAATGGTGAGTGGAAATCTACATACTCTCTAGGTATCTAACAGTCTTATTTGAAATAAATCAACAACCTCATTCAACAGATGCTCAAACGTATCAGATTTTTTAGTTGGAAAATCACCTTCTGCAGCCCACCAAAGAAACTCGCATGTGTATAAGTTTCGGTATATCATATGAGAATGAAGGCCATATCGGAAACCAAGTTCCGCTCGGAACCATTCTCCATTATGTTCTAAAACAATGACTTTCTCAGGTGGCTGTAGCCAAGAAACTATCAGTTGTCTTAGCTCACGCTTTGTAGTTGGAAGAGCATCGCAAAAATCGTACATAACTGTTTAAGATAATCCACATCTAAGTAAATAACTTAAATCAGGACCGCAAGGAACGTACCAAGAACATATGCAATGGCAACTGCGATAGCTCCCAAAATAGATGCACCCAAATAAGAAACGACACCTCCGCTGGTATACGTGTTAGGAATATACTGCAGGAATAGAGCCCGAGGGACTGGTAGAGAAATGATAACCGTCGCTAAAAAGAACGCAATATAAAACATCATATTTTTGATTGTACGGCGAATCATCGAGAACGTAGCATCATGACTCACGAGCTTCGTTGCTGGCTGGTTATTTGAGGGCTGTGGTGCGATAAATGGATCCCCTCCCCCCGTAACCATCGGAGCAAACGTAGTCGACTGTGGCAGTTGAACGGGACCTCCACCAAGTAGGTCGGCAAGATTTGTTGCTCCGTCAGCCATTTATTTATTTAGCGACGGACTTTTCACAAGGACAGTCTTCCGCAACATACGAATAGCATTTGCCTCCATTCGGAACTACACGTCCCTCTATCTCTTCTACGGATAATGCGAGGGTTTTTTCAAATGATAATGGCTTATGAAACAGCAAAACAACAACTCCCATTCCAATGAGAAAAGACAGGACCTTGCTACTTTGGGGATTATTTAGAAGTTTGCTTATTTGAATCATCATTTGTTTTGAGACGCGACGAAATTCAAGGCATGAGCTTCACTCGAACAAGGAACTTCATGCGTTTCAAACTTAACACACCCTGAAGGGGTCTTGTATACCTGATCGGTATGCGGTGTCGGCACTCGAGGGTCTTTACGAGACGGAGGCGCAAAAGTAGCAACAACTAATAACCCAACAATAGTTCCCACAAAAGCCCACTCAAGCGAGAACATTGTTATTGGACAAGATTTGAAACTACACGAACATGATTATTGCCAAGATCGCTAACATACAATAACTTTCTTTCTTTGTCAACATTTACTCTATAAGTGTCACCGATCGTAGCGGTTATTGCTAATCCTCCATCTCCAGAATAACCGGAAGTACCAGTTCCCACCACTGTATCTACTATACCGGAAGGAGACAGTCTTAATATTTTATAATCTGAGTTAAATGCTATATATAAATTTCCAGCTGAGTCAATGTCTATCCCACCAACTATTTTAAGAGGTAGATCAGAAACCCTTAACTGAATGATGTAAGAAGATGTACTGATATTATATTTTAATAAGGTAGAGTTCTGAGAATCAATCAAGTATAAATACTGATTAGTTGGGTCTATACTGATTCCGGTTATATAACCTGTAAATGAAGACAAAACTGTCCTAACTCCAGATTGAGTAATGACGCTTACTTTGTAATCATCAGATTCTGCTGTATACATTAAGCCTGAGTTTGATATTGTAATCTCTTGAACTATATTATTATATAATGGATATTTGTAGAAATCTGTTACTACATCGTTATTATCTATTTTTTTGATTACTGATCTTCTTACAGACTCATCTCTCATAGGTATAAATATATTCCCATTAGTGTCTATCTTAGGGGCCCGAGGAATGGATATATTAGTTATAATGGCGGCGCGTGATCCATTTATACTATTATATTTATATATAATACCATCATTAAAAGAACTAATATAATAACTATCGCCTCTCCTTACCATACCATTTGGCTGATTTATCTCTAAAAAGTTATTAATTATTATAGGTGGAGGAGGAACAATCGGAGGATTTACCTTGCATTCACAAATCTCGATATAATCGATTGGATTATACTGAATATCCAGACCACAGCCTGCAATAGAACCTTGTGTCAAGTTTCCAACTCCGCCTGGATATTGAGTCTTCGTATTTTTTACCGATGCTGCGAATCGTATCTTGTTAGTATACGACGCAGCACTTGGCATATTACTTCTTCTTGGGAATTCTTACTTTGCGTCTTACCGGAGCTGGAGGAGGCTCCATGGGAACTTCTTCAACTTTAGTAATTAATTCCTTAAAACGCTGTTCCGCCACTTCGATTGCTAAATCCTTGTACGCCAACTCTAATTTCAGTTTGAGGAATCTGTCCATATTCTGTTATGGGAACATTTCGTACAGCATTATTCCACGTACGCGGTTGAAAGGGAATCTTTTGCAACTCTTCAGGAACTCCGGTTCCATAGTTTGAGTAAAGGAAGAACGTAAATGACCCTACCACACATACCAACAATATAGCATTGAACCACCAAGCAAATAATGTATCCCTGACAGATTTTACCCAAATAAGATTGTTCTCAATCATTGGTGAAACACCTTCGACCAAGTGAAGCATTATTTCTGAAAGTGAAATATAACATAGATAAATAAGCGGGGAACCAATGGCTGCCTTATACGGAATACCACTTTTACTGGGAAGTGCCGGAGCACTATTTGTCGGTAGCATGTTCGAGGAAGAAGTCACTCCACCAGACTTTTCAAGATCTAAATCTTCTGGGTGGTTCGGAACTTCAGAATCCCCAGGTATGTTTGGTAGCAGATATTCGTCATCGAGTATATTTGGAACAGAAGGGGAGCCGACAACTAGCGCGTCTCCGATGACCACCGTGGTTCCAGTGACCACAGTCGCTCCAGAAACTACCGTGGCTCCAGTGACCACAGTCGCTCCAGAAACTACCGTTGCTCCAGTGACCACCGTCTCTCCGACTACGAACATTGGTGCGCTAGGGGCAACGGCAGCTCCAGGAGCATCACCGAATATTCAGTTCCAACCAAACATTAGTATTGAGAATAGTAATGCTCAAAATCAGTCAGCATTCATGGGATTCTTACCTTGGGGCGCTCCTCCTCAACAGCCGACACAACCTACTCCCCCAGCGGAGCCAGCGCCGATACCACTACCTACTCCCTCAGCGGAACCAGCGCCGATACCACTACCTACTCCCTCAGCGGATCCAGCGCCGATACCACTACCTACTCCCTCAGCGGAACCAGGTCCATTACCGACAAGTGTCCCCG